GGATCAAAATCTTCAACGATGTTTGCATCTGCGACGCTGAGAGCTTGACCAGTTTGTCGAATACCAGAGCAATTGAGGTACTTGTTAGTCATAGGAAGACCAACAGGTGCTCCACCACGTGCTCCAGCAACTAGACACGCAAGAGCCCAAGGTTGGAACCATTTAAGAACACCATCGGAATCATTCTGCTTGATATCTTGAATTACAAGTTGTGAACTTGCATCTGCAAGAGTTTGAGCAGCTGCTTTACAAGCCGCAAAGGTATCTTTGAAGGACAAATATCCTTGACGTTCAGATCTTGCTTTTGTAGTACGCATTAAGCTACAGTGAGTCTTAACTGCTTGATGAATACCAGCAATCGTATAGCTTGAACCTGAGTCAGTTTGCTGATCAGCAACGTCATCGTCAGAATCTCTTGAGAAGAGTGGAATAACTGCATTCACTCGAACTTTTTGAAATGCCGTTAGAGCGTTTACAACCGAAGCAGTGTTGGTGATTCCTAGTAGACCGCCTGCAAGATATGTAGTTGAAAGCGCATCAGGTAGACCAACTACAGCACCCGTACTGGCAATCAAACTTACACTTGTAGAAGCAGCAAAGAAATCTAAAGATTCACTTGCATCTTTCTTAATTTGAGCAGGTAAGTGAGTTGAATCTAATGCCGTAGTCCAAGCGTTCGCATCTGCTGTTTGATCAAGGACATTGGGAGAAAGTTGGCCGAAAAGTACGCTTCCGACAACTGCCATCCAGAGACCTGCAGTGCTTGTAGTAATAAAGTCTGCAACTTGTTGAACAGTATCAAAATCTGCCTTATTAAGAGTGTATTCAGCAACACTGTTATTCATTAGTTTGATCTGTGTTGCAGTAATTTCAACTGACGGACTAGTTCCACCAAGACGTCCCACCTTAAGAACGATATTGCCACCAACAGTGGAGGTCTCAGTTACAAGATCTCGAGTATTTTGAACAGTAAGAATTGCCATGTCTTCTTGACTAGCAACGACTAGTCCAGCAGAGATATTGACAGTGCCTGCACCTGAACCAAGTAAACTTCCCGCAGTGAGTTCAAAATTACGGCCAAAACCTTCTCGATGCGGATTACTTGTGGCACTACGAGTAATTGATAAGGTTGCTGCAGCATCTGAAGCTCCACCAACTGTGAATGTTAGACCAGAAGGAACACCACCTGACCAATTTCCACCAGTAGTTAGAGCTGTTTGAAGAAGAGCCCGAGTAGTAGTACTTGCAGGAACAGTGAAAGTATTTAGAATACCAGTAGCTTGAACATGAAGAGTTAAAGTCTTGGTGTCAAGAGCTCCACCAGATAAGCTAAAAGTTGCACTAGAAGCAGTTGTTGCTGAGGTTGCAGGAACAAGACTTGTTGCAAACGTAAGCCGATTTCCACCAGCGCCATATTCTTGTGCTTGAACAACACCCCAAGAATTAGCTAATGTGAGACTTGCTCGTATTGATGCATTGGTCTTATAGATGTATACTGCTTGAGCACCGCTCGGAATTGCTCCATCTGCTCCAGGTGCAAATAGGAAACTGCAAGCATCTACGATTGGTCCACTACGATAGAGTTCCTTAATCGCAGGAAATTGATCGGGAGTAAAAACATTGTCCGCAATGTTGGGAATGCTCGCTCCAGGAACTCCAGCAGTAGCTTCACCAAAGATGGCAATTAACCCAGTAGGACTAAGAGGGAAACCGCCGCCAAGATCAATGTTGCGCTTGCTGTATGAGCCAGGTTTATATATTGTAGAACCGTTAAATGACACTGAAATTGCCATAGTCTTCTCCTAAGTAAAGTACATATTCTTCTTTATATCTTCTTCCTAAGAAGATATTTTAAATATTTATAGATATAACTCCAAGTGGACTTATATCCCTTGATTTTGATTATATCATCTCTACTTAGCTGGAAATCTGATAAGAGGCAATTCTTTATAATTTAACGCCATATTTGACTAAAGCTGCATCATAAACTGCTATTGTCTCTTTTTTAGAAAGACCTTGACCCTTAAAATCAGCCAAAATAATCTCAGGAAGATGTTGCATTGGAATCTTTTTTTCACGCATCGCGAACCAGACATTAAAATCTACTGTCATCACTTTTCTCCTTAAATATCAAAATTAATAGTACTAGATTCTTCTTCCACTTCAACATCAACTTCATCAATAGTACTTAAATTATCTGCTGCCCAATCATTTTGAGTAATACAACGATAACGAACCCATCGAGTCCAAATATTATTACCCATTTTCTCGGCATCCTTACTATAATCAGACGCACTAAAAGTACCCATTTCTAAACCAAGTCGAGTTAAAACAGGCTTGTATTTAAAAAGAGTATAAGCTAAAATATAATAAAGCCATAAAACATGGTCACCGCCACGATTAGCATGAATTCCAATATCTAACATAACGGAAAAAGCAGCTGTGCCTGTTTCTACTTCTCCGTCAAATTCACCACCAAAGTCATCAAAGGCAAGTTTACTTTCATCTTCTTGTTCATTTGCTAAGTGTACAGAAATACAGGGAATTTTTTGAGCATTAAAACTCCAACTTTGGATAACTGGAATTTTAATAGTAGTAAACCATAACCAAATTTTCTCAATGTAGTCATCACCATATTCACTGGAAAGTTCGTCCTTATTAAAATCTGCAAAGATATCTATGAATGCAGATTTGTTAGCACGTAGTTTTTTAAAACTATCGTCTATAACTCTACGAACAACAACTTCTGGTAATGAAAATGCCATTAGAATAACTCCATGTATTTATCAATTATACTTCTAATAGAGTCATCCAATGAAGAACGTAAATTTTGATTAATAGAATCAACCTCATCTTTAAAATATTTCTCTTGAGCTGGTTTTACCCACTGTTTAGTAGGATCTTGCTTGGAAGTGGCAGTTCTAAAAATTTGAGAACCAATAGGAGCAATAGCACGGGCACGTGTTTTTGCAGCTTCTACTCGTTCTGCAGAAATTCGTCTCTGTTCATCGACAATATTTTTTGCGAAAGAAGGTTTAGTTCCTGGTTTTCCAACAGGAATTACTTTGTAAACGCCACTGCCATCTTTAATAGGTTTAGCATTCTTTAATAAGAAAGGAAGCATAGGCTGAGGAGGTTCACTAAAATCCAATTGGCCACTTTCAGTTTCTATTTCAAAATTAACTGCATCTAAACGAAGTTGATTAATAAAGTCAGCAGATTCTTTTTGTGCACCGATTTGAACAGCCTCATCCAACGCTTGTTCTCCTTGAGTTTGCACAATAGAATCAATTTCTGATCTTGCCTTTGAAATAACGTTATCGACAGTTTTAGAATCAACTCCCCTATTTGTTAGGGAATCCCGGAGGCGATCTAGTTCGAAGAATACATTAATCATCGATTTTCTTTAAAAGCTTCTTAAGCTTTAAAAGACTCTTGTGAAGTTTCATATATTGAACTTTTTTAGCAACGTCTTCGGGATCATGACCTAAAAGACGTTGCTTATTTACGGGTATCATCCCTAATTTTTTGGGTCGCTTATTATAAGTATTCAACTGATGAACAGGATAATCGTATTCCGCGTCTTCGTCTTTTAATCTGTCCACGGTACCCTGCAAATTAAATTTACTTATAACAAATTGCTTTAAAATATTGTTATAGTCTCTTTGAAAACGATGTAATGCTAATTTTTCTTCATCTGGTAGTGCATCAACTTTTTGATGCAAATCATTGCTTATTGGATCTACTCGATGAGTCGCGCTTTCTGCTAGTTTTTTAATATAATCTTGACCTAATTTGTTTATAACTTTTTTAAAGTTTATATCACCTCCGTGCATGTTGTACAAATTTGCACCGTGATAATCCCATAAGTGATATCTATCTGTATCGCCAATTCCATTTTTATCTATATGTCCGTAGATTAAATCATCTATTGCTTTGTTTGGTTTTTCTTTAGGTTCAAGACCGCTTTGTTTTGCTTGGTCACGAGGCATATCCATACTAATAGAAGAAATTCCATGCTTTCTTGCTAAAGCATTTACAGCAGAATGGATCATATGTTGCGGATCTTCATGTCCGTGCGATAAGAACTTATGCACTTCATTGGGATGAAATGAATCTTTAGCTTCTTTAACTCGTCTATCTAACTCTTTATTGAAGGCTTTATTGTAAGTCTCCCAAGCTTCAAAATGTTTTTTATGCGAAGGTAAATCTTCATAATCAGTATTAGGGAACTCTTTCTTTTCTTTATTCTTTTCTCTGCCTATATTCATATAATTCTGTAATAAAGGCACCAATGGATGATTTGAATTAAGGTTGTCCTGTTCACGAATTACTTCTTCGTCAAGATTATTACGATACTGGTCGTTTATTTTTTGTTTAATATTACCAGGATGGTTGAAATCGCTTTGAATTTCATCCACATGCCAATGACCTTCATTCGTAATTGGCTCACTAAATCCACTAGGTAGATCTGAATTATGCATTCTATGCGGATCTATACGAGCCCAGCCAACTTGATTCACATGACCGTTCAAGCCGTGTTGTGCGTCTCGAAGTCCATCTGTCCAAACTTTTTTTTGTTGACTAGATAGTTTTTTATGTGTGTCTGGATGCAAGCCAACAGAAGCTGTGTATTGTGGTGTGCTTTCACGGTGTTGTTGATATCCAAGTTCGTATGGAACAATTTTCACTTCAACTTTATGTTTCGGTAGCCCTTCAATGTGCTTATCTATCATCTCAGGTGTTACTCGGCCTCGAGCACTTCGTGGCAACTTATCAATTAATGACTTAGAAACTCCAGTTCTCTTAATATCACCTAATTGCATATGAGGTTGACCACTTTGTTTGATCATCCCTTTAATATTATATAAATGATCGATATCCGGATGTACTTCTACCGTGTGAGTAGTTCCAACTAAATCATGTAGATTCTTTGGCTCATCATTCTTTTGTAGAGTCCATTGGCCATTTGGAAGGAATCGCATTATTTTCTCGCAATCACTCGAGCCCGCATATCATCAAGAAAATTAGAGCGTTCCAAATCTTCCCAATCATTACCAAAAGAAATTGTAATTTTCCCGTTTGGTGAAATCTCCACTCGTGGCTTTGATAGGTAAGAATATAGACGATCATGGACTTTATTACTATCAGCAGGATTTGAAGAGAAGGCTTCAACCGTTTTAGGTTTTTGTGAATCCGTATCTTTTATTTTTGCTTGCAATTCACGTAGTTTTGCTTCAAGTTCATCCATATCTTTGCCAACTTCTTGAGCAAGTTTATTATGAGCTCCAACAAGTTTATGGGTTGCCTCTTCAAGACGATCAAAAAGTTTAAGAATTTTGGCTTCAACTTGCTGTAGATCTATAGCAACTCCATTACGAACTTGTTCACGAATCGTTTCCATCTCTTGATAGATTTCACCAAGATTGTGACGCTTAAAATTATCAACAAGTTGACTTAGTCCACCATGAATTGCATCATCTGATATTCCTTGATCACTAACGATATCTAATACATTAGCATCTTCAGGTAGATACCATTCAAAAACTGACATTAATGCTGCGCATACTTCAGGAAGAGACTTGTTTGTCCATTGATAGGTTATTTTGTGTCCATCAGATACACGACCAGAATAAACATCATTTATATGTTTACGGATACTAATCTTATAGGTATCAAAGTTGATCTCTTTAAAAGACTCATCAGTCATATCTGCAGTAATCTTCTTTAGGTGCCGAAATAATCCTGTACCGACAAGCTTAAGAGCATCTCCATGAGTAACTTCTAATACAGCATCGCCTCGCTGTCGAATGATGTTCTTTTCGAGGGTTTCCATCGCAACCATTCCTCGAATAGATTTACCAAACCGAGATTGAATAAAGTCTTTTAAAGGTGGAACACAGCATTCTCGAAGTTTGTCCCATGGAAGTTGATCTATCTCGTACCATTTCCATGTCTTAATTTCATCAGTATTTTTAGGTGTGCCAGATGCAATTTCTGCCAGATATACTGATCCTTTATTGCCTTCAACCGTACCTGTCCAGATTTTATCTGTTAAACGTCCGATTACTCCGCACTCTTCATTCATTTCGCGGAGCGCAGCATCTTCCATAGATTCGTTTGCTTCTACGTGTCCACCAGGAAAGGCGAGTCCACCTTTACAATGAGTACCAAGAAGAATTTTGCCCATATTATCCATTACCAAAGTGGCAGCAAAATGATTTCTATTTTTATAGAACTCTTCGAAAGCTTTCTTTAAATGTTTCTTATGTTTTTTAGCTTCTTTTTCTGCATGTTTCTTATGGTGGTGTTCAGTCCATTCGCCTCCATGGTCATTATCTTTTGATTCAGGTGCATCTTTACCAGGATCTGTATACTTGGCCGCAATAGAAGCAGGAGGATTCCCTCTAGGATGCTGTTTAGCATTCTTAGAATGAAGCAAAGCCATCATAAATCTATATTGTTTACGACTTGCCGCAACTGGCATAATGTACTCCTTTTGATTTATTATCAATGGCCATAACTATTTCCTTAATGCTATTATACTGTTAAGAAGTCCTTAAGGATTTGCGATTTGTTCCACCCTTACTTAAGTTATCTTTAGCCCACAAGGGTTGCAAGTTAGTATAGTGACAAGCTACTTTAAATTCTTCAGGAAGAATGAGGTTAAATGCACTCAATGGCTTAACATGATCTACATGCCAACCAGTTTTAGACCAATTGTTCCAGGACATACCAGGAAGAAACTTGGATTCCAAGTATTCTTTAAGTTCTTCAATTGAACACCCCAGATCAATAACATGGGATCCGCACTTCAATTTATGATGTCCTTCTCGAATAGCATGTGCTAATCGAGACCTTAAATGTAGTGAAAGTTTATATTGAGGATCTCGTTTGCAACGTTCTTTAACGTAAATATTTCCTAATTCTTTTATTTTTTCTTTATTTACTAGTAAATAACACTTTTTGCATAAAAGAGTTTTACTTCTACAACTAATAATTGTATTGCACTTTGAACAATTCTTTTTAGGCTTTTTGGGTTCTGGGTTATCTTTTCGCCATTGTTTCTTGCGGCAAATAGTGCATAATCCAGAAATCGGCATACCTGAAATACACATCTCTTCTTGAAGATTACAAACTTTACAAGTAATTATAGTATATTTATTTTCTTTCATATTAAGGATTCACAATCGTTTCTGCCTTACCTGGAAGGAAATCGCGTTTGACAAGAATAGATTGAGGAAGTCGTCTAGCAACCTTTTCACCCTGCTTTAGTTCTTGTGTAATCCTTAATTCTCTAAGTGTTTGAACTACATAATAAACAGGTTCTGCATAAAAAACCCAAGTAATAGGTACACCATGAGCAGTACCGTAATCATAAAAGGGTTGTTCTCCTTCAATCCATACGATTTGCCCAGTATCGGAAATATTAAAATCTTCACCTTGCTTAAAAAATACTTGTTCTCCGTTGATTATTGCAGTTGCATAGTCAACCTTTTGAACGGGATAGCGTAATTCTTGAATATTACCCGGTCGAGGTTCATATTCTTTTAATTCCCACATTCGGACAGTAAAATCTGGAATTCGAAGTCGATCGTAAGTATTAAAATCTGCCTCGTCGCCGTTCGGATATTCAGTTGGAGCGGTAACAGTAGCCATACCGATTTCCCATACACCATGGGCTTCAAAGGTTTTTTGAATGGAATTTCCACCGAACGTTGCCCAAATCTCCCTCTCATCGTAATGTAAAAAACCGTTATTGTCACAAAAAGGACAATTAGGCTGATGAGCATTATCATCTACAGTTTGAATATTAGGACAAGGTGCGGCTTTTGCATGCAACATCCTAATCCCTCTATTGCTTAATAATTGATCAAAACTTACCCCTAAAACACTAGGATCAGGGAGAAGTGGAGGCATCTGCGATGAAGTATTCGTTGGAAAGGAAGGATAGATTTTATCTGGTTCTTTTTGTGCCATAGTTTAAATTATACAACAGTATTGACTTGTATAATAGTTATATGGTTAAAGATAAAGTGGCAATTTTACAAGAAATCATTGATCGACATGGAGATTGTGAGGATTTTGCTCAACCTAGCATTTGTAAAAAATGTCCACTAGGGAACAAACGGATCAATGACCGCAAAATGAACTGTATGGACTATCTTAAAATCAATGAAAGCCATACAGAAGATGAAATTTGCGATATTTACGAAAAAGCGGCAGAAGATGAACTTTTCTATATTGAGTTAGAAAAAGCTCTAGAGGATTAAAATTCCACCAGCTCTTGGTGAGTGATTCTTATTCCTAAATACAAACTCACCAAGCGTTGGTTTAGACCAAATTAGATGAGTTATAGAACTTTGAATTAAACGAAGCTCATGAAGAACAATTAATAAAAAAATTAATGAATTTTCTATTTCTACTAAATCTTTGTCCATGCTTCTATATTCTACTT